CAAGAACAGCTTCGTGGTACGTCTGAACGACGTGAGCCGCCGGGTGGTGATGGGCGTTACATTCGTCTTTACGGACGATGTCGGCAGCCGCGTCCTGTACACGGTGCATACGGACCGGGCGACATACCAGATCGAGGGGACGCTTTACAAGGCCGAGCGCATTGTGAGCCGGGACATCCACAATTTCGGCATGGTGGCGCTGACTGAGTACCCGTGCAACCCCAACTACATGGGAGCCTTTGAGAGCGTGCTGCCGATGCTCGACGCGATCAACCTGACGCAGAGCAACCGGCTGGACGGCATTGAGCAGTTTGTACAGGCGCTGATGGTCTTCGACGGCGTGGACATCAGCCGGGATGACTTCCTCGAACTGAAGGACCTGGGCGCGATCAAGCTCCCGGCGACGCAGGGCGGGAACGGCGGCAAGAAACTGTACTATCTGAACGAGCAGCTCGACCAGAGCCAGACGCAGACGCTCGTCAACGACATGTACCAGACCATCCTGCAAATCGTGGGCATGCCCAGTCAGGGCGACGCGAGGACGGGCGACAGCAGCAACAACGGCGCTGTGATCATGAAGAACGGCTGGTGGCACGCCGAAGCCCGCGCCTTGGAGACGCAGGCGATGTGGAAAGCCGCCGAGACGGACTTCCTGCGGATCGCGCTGAAAATCTGCGCTGACACCAACACGATGGACGGTCTGCGGCTGAGTGATCTGGAACCCCGGTTCTGGCGGCAGAGCTACGAGGACCTGCTGGTGAAGACGCAGAGTTTCAGCACGCTGAGAGCCGCCGGAATGCCCGCCATCCAGGCGTTTACGTTCAGCCATCTGAGCCGTGACCCGGAGAGCGACGCGATTGTCTACGATGACTATCAGGAGCGCCTCGCGGAGGAGCTTGACCGGATGAACGGCGTGACGGATGGCATCCCGCTGACCGAGGACAACACCGTAGACCCGACTGAGCAGGACGGCATCCAGGCACAGGCCAATTCCGAGACGTCCGGCGAGAAGGGCGGCAAGTGGGCAATTTGCCCGGTATGCGGAAAGCGCTTCCAGCAGAAGTACCCCGGACAGAAGTACTCCTCGATCTCCTGTGCGAACCGTGCAAGGCGGAGCACACCCAGATACGGTGGGATGAGCGTTGGCGGATAAGCGGACGAACAACACCGGGTCGGACAGGCCGGACATCTACGGCCCGTGCGATGAGGCGATACGGGATCTGGACAGGGAGAACCTGCGGGACTTCGGCAAGCTGAAGCTCGTGAAGTTCGACGAGGTACACATCATCCAGGCGGTGACAAAGGTGTACCGGGAAGCAGCGCGGAAGGCCCGGAAGCGCTACCGGGAGATGGCGCTGGAGGCGTACCTGATCGCACTGCTGATGTGCGGCATCAGCGGCGGGAGGGCTGCGAGGATGGCAGCGGACGCCATCACGGATGACTTCATCGACGGCATCCTGTCGGACACGGACTTTGTGACGATGTACCGCTTCAACACGGAGACAGACCGCAAGGCCCAAAGACTGATCGAGGCGTTGAGTGCCATCGCCGGGGAAGAACACCCAATCCGGGAACCGTCGGTCACACGCGAGACGGAGATCGACAGGGCGCTGAAGGCGTGGGCAAAGCAGCTCGGACAGTACGCAATCAACATCACCGACCACGCCGTGGTGCAGGCGTTCATGGACGCAGGCGCGGACGGGGCAATCTGGGTGAGCGAACGCGACAACCGCGTATGCCCGGACTGCCACCAGCTTGACGGACGGTGGTTCCCGCTCGACGAGCTTCCGCCAAAGCCACACTGGGGATGCCGGTGTAGGCTCATCCCGGCAGAGAACCCGGACGATTGACAGACCACGGTCGGTTCCAATGGGGAACCAAAGCGATTTCAACAGACTCCGGTCTGATGAGATAGAGGGGCAGAGAAGCCGCTCTCCAAACAAATTTCGCAGACCGTCAGAGAAGACGTAGAAAACGCAAAGACAGAGTGCGGAGATGCACGTTAAAAAGCGCAAAGGAGAAATGAGAAATGTTCCCGTACACGATGCAGGAGAAATGGTGGATGCCCATGTACGCGCCGGACGGCGGCGACGGAGCCGGAGCAACCGACACCGGGACCGAAACCCAGACGGAGACGGACACGGACGAACAGGACGCGGGCGCTGAAGCTGCCAAGGCTGCCGAGAGCGCCGAAATCGCAAGGCTGAAGGCCGAACTCGCGAAGCAGAAGGCATCGCTTGACAAGGCGACAAAGGAAGCAGGGGACGCGAAGAAGGCGCTCCGTGCGCACCAGAGCGCCGAAGAAGCGGCTGCCGAGGCGGAAAAGGAACGGCAGGAAGCCATTGAGAAGGAACTCGCCGAACTCCGCAAGGAACGCGCTGTGGCGGTGACAAGCAAGAAGGTGTTCACCTTCGTGCAGGACGAGAACGTCTCCAACGCCATCGCGGGTGCGCTCTACGGCGCGGAGGACATCGACGCGGCGCTGACCGCCATCCAGAAGGCATGGACGGCGAGAGAGAAAGCGCTGAAGATGGAGTACGGCAGAATCCCCGCTCCGGGCATCGGCAGTGCGGAGGGAACGGGAATGACCCGCAGCCAGCTTGACACGCTGGCATACAAGGACCGCCTGGACTTCAAGCAGAAGCACCCGGACGAATACGAAAGACTGATGGGGAGGTAACTCCCCGAAAAGAAAGGAAGTATGACGAATGGCTACGGTCGATACCACCAACGGAACCTATCTGACCAACCTGTTTGACCCCCAGGTCATCGCCGACCTGATCAACACCAAGCTGATCGACAAGATCGCGTTCGCGCCTCTTGCCCGGATCGACAACACCCTCCAGGGCCGCGCGGGCGACACGGTGACGCTGCCCTACTATGCGTATATCGGAGCCGCTGAAGACGTGGAAGAGGGCCACGACATCCCCATCGCGAGGCTGAACCAGACCTCCAAGTCCGTGAAGATCGAGAAGATCGGCAAGGGCGTTCAGCTGACGGACGAGGCCGTACTGAGCGGCTATGGCGACCCGCTCGGCGAAGGCGCGAACCAGATCGTGAGCGCGATCGCGGATAAACTGGACATGAAGCTGCTGAAGGCCGTGAACGAGGGCGCTACCCTTGTGTATCAGCCTGCGGCCGCACTGGCTCCTTCCGACATCCCCGAAGCGCTGGCCCTGTTCGGCGAGGACAATGACGGCACGAAGGTGCTGGTGTGCGACGCCGACTTCTACGCCAAGCTTCTGAAGGAAGACTGGATTCCTGCCAGCGAGATTGCCGCCGATGTGAAGGTTCGCGGCACGGTCGGCATGGTGTATGGCTGCCAGGTGCTGGTGAGCAACCGCGTCCACGGCAACAACTTCTTCATCCTCAAGCCCGATGCGCTGGCAATCTTCTCCAAGCGCGACACGCTGGTCGAGACTGACCGCGACATCGTGAACCAGTCCACCGTGGTGATCGGCTCCAAGCTGTTTGCCCCGTATCTGCTGAACGCGTCCAACGCGATCAAGATTGTCAACGGTATGGACTCCGCGCTGGCCAAGATCACGCTGGCCGCTGCCGCCGGTACTGCTGCCGGTGACACCAAGCTGACCGTGACCTACACCCCCGGAACCGGCGAGAGCTACAAGATCAAGGTGGGTGACGCGGCGACCAACGTGTACCTCGGCGAGGAAATCACCGGGTTCACCGACTGGAACGGAACGGCTGATATCACCGCCGCTGCGGGCAAGGTCATTACCGTGGTGAGCGTGGACGCGAACGGCAAGGCCGTCGCCGCCGGAACCGTTACCTCTGTCCCGAAGCCCTGATAAGAGGTGAAACGGCATGATGTTGCATAGACACTTTGAGGCGGAGGCTCCAAAGGAGAAACCCGTCGAGAAGACGGAACCCGTGAACAAAGGCACGGACATCGTGCCGGAGAAAGAAGAAAAGCCCGAACCCCGCAGGAGCAGGAAACGGGCATAACGAGAGGAGGCATCCGGGGTGACCAGGCAGCAGAAATTAGACTTTCTGGCCCGTCTGATCGATGATGAAGACGAGAGCCAGGCCACCCTGGAGGTCTACCTCGACATCGCCGGGGACAAAATACTGAACCGCATGTATCCGTATGAGGAGGACTACACCGAACTGGAAGTCCCTGACAGATACGCACGGATTCAGCTGACCATCGCCGCCTACCTGCTGAACAAGCGCGGAGCCGAGGGCGAGATTCAGCACATCGAGAACGGCATCCACCGGAACTACGGTTCAGCGGATGTGCCAAACGAGATGCTGAATGACATCGTGCCGATGGCAAAGGCGATCCGGTAAGGGCGGTGGGCGAATGAAGACGCTGAAGCGCAACCTCCGAAAGTTCGAGTACCTCGCCTGCACGGGCGAGGAAACCGACCTGGACGAGCGCGGCTATCACACGGGGCAGTTCCACCCGGTGTACGCCGACCCGGTCTGGATGGAGGGCAACATCTCCGTGCCAAGCGGGCACACCACAAACCAGTTCTACGGGATGGACATCCGGTACACGCATGTGCTGGTGATGGAAGACCCGGAGACGGACATCCGCGAGGACGGAGTAATCCGGTGGAAGGGTGAACTGTACGACATCCAGGCGGTCAGGCCGAGCCTCAACGCGCTGAGCGTGGCGCTGAGACGGCAGACGAAGAACAACGCGGAGTCTGAAGCGCCATAAAAGGTGTGGTGAAGAATGAGCCAAAAAATTCTGAAGCACATCGACATGACGCTGGACCCGGCATCGGTGAGCGAAGCGATCTGGCAGGTCAGGCAGATGCGGAAGCAATTGCAGGACAGTCTTGCAGAGCTTGCGCGGAGACTGACTGAGGAAGGGACGCAAGTCGCCAAGATGCAGGTGGCTTCGATGGACGCGGTGCTGACGGGCGACCTCTATCAGAGCATCTACGGATACTACGACAAAGGGAGCCATGTGGGTTTCATCTTCGCCCCTTCGCCATACGCCTTCTACGTTGAATACGGAACGGGCATCGTGGCGATGACAGCGCCCCACCCGGAGCAGGGGATACGCGGAATCCAGTACGACCAGAACAATCACGGGCTGGCGGGCTGGTGGTATCCGAGCGAGGACGGGTGGTACATCGCCCCAAACGGGCAGACCTTCGCGTGGACAAGGGGCATGCCTGCAAGACCATTCATGTACAACACCATGAAGTGGCTTGAGGAAGCGGCGCGGACCGTCGCCAGCGAAATCTGGACGGAAATGTAAAGCACACAGGGAGGTGAGCGGGTGATCGATTACGAGGCGGAGATCTTCAACGCCATGTATCCGGTGGTCGCTCCCCTGTGCGCGAAGAACCGCTTCCTGAGTACGCAGGCGCTGACGCTGACGGCCTTCCCGACGGTCACGCTGGTTGAGATGGACAACATCACCGTGCGAGACAGGCAAAGCTCCAAGATCGGAGAGGAATTTGCGAGGGTGACCTATCAGCTGGATGTCTACGCGCAGACCAAGGCCGAGTGCCGGACGGTATACGCGGCGGCGGACGAGCAGATGATGCACCTCGGATTCAACCGATTCAGCGGGCAATTCGTGATGACCCCGGACAACAGCAAAGTCTTCCGCTATACCGCGAGGTATCAGGCGGAAATCGACCCGGACGGCATGATCTACCGCAGACCATAACCGGACGGAATAACCACAAGAAAGGATGAACGGAATGGCAGAGCTTCAGGGTATCTCTACCTACGGTACTTACCTGATGTACCGGACCAGCACCTCTGGAACCTACACCAAGCTGATCGATATCACTTCCTTCCCGGATCTGATCCCCCCGAAGGAGCGCATCGATATCACCAGCCTGTCTGACTATATGCGCGTCTACATTAACGGCATTGGCGACACCAGCGAGTTCAGCTTTGGCGCGAACTACACGCCCGACAACTACAGCGCGGTGGTTGCGCTGGAGAATCACCAGTACGACTACGCCGTGTGGTTCGGCCACAGCGGAGACGCTGGCAACGAAGTGCCGGACGGTCATCTGGGCAAGTTCGCCTGGAGCGGCGACATCTCCGCCGGCATCAACGGCGGCGGCGTGAACGAGGCGGTCGGCATGACGATCAACTGCACGCCCGCCACGGTGGTCACCTACTCCACCACCTGATGAGTCCCATGCCTCCCCGTTTCCACGCGGGGCGGGGAGGTGATTCCTCTTTTTACATATTACACAGCTGCCTGTTATCAGGCGAACAGGCCGCATGGCCGCGACTGCCCGCAATCGGGCGAGAAAGGAAGGCAAGCCAATGGCTGCGAATGAGAAGAAGTTTACCAGCGTCACGGTCAGGGACGCGAACGGCACGAAGTACACCCTGGAGTTCAACAGCCGCATCGTGAAGCGGATGGAGCGCAACGGCTTCAAGATCGACACGGACTACCCGAACACGATGATCGACGAACTCTTCACGGGCGCTTTCCAGATGCACCACAAGGGCATGACCCCGGAGCGCATCCGGGAAATCTGGAAGTATCAGCGCAAGAAGGACGAGCTGCTCGGCATCCTCACGCAGCTCTACATGAAGCCGCTCGAAGACCTGATGGATGAGCCGGACGAGGGTGATGATAAAGACCCTACGTGGGAGACGGCCTGACAGGAGAACCGTCAGAACCGGAACCGAAAACGTGGGGGGAGGTCTTCGACGAAGCGTTTCCGCACTATCTGGCAATGGGCATGACCCCGGAACAGTACTGGGACGGGGAAAGCTGGCTGAAGCGCAGTTACCGGAAAGCCTACAGCATCCGCATGGAGAACGAGGAGCGCACGCGGGACAGGGACAACTGGATGATGGGCATCTACATCCGGGAAGCCCTCCAGAGCCTGGCGTTGCTGGTCAACGGGTTTGTACCAAAAGGCTCCAAGCCTGGGCAGTACCCGGACAAGCCCATGCTGGAAAAGCAGGCTGAAGAAAAGCGCGAAGAAAAGCGGAAACAGACAGAAGAAGAAAAGATTAAAACCCAGATGGCGATGTTCCACGCGATGGCGGAGCGGTTCAACCAGAACTTCCGCAGGAAGCAGGAATCGGAGAAGGCCATCACCACATAACAGCGCGGGAGCGCCAGCGGGAAGGAGAGAGTGCAATGCCGGAAGTGGGTGTACTGAACCTACAGATACACGACAATTCCGATCAGGCAGCGCAGGGCCTTGACAAACTCGCTGGCGCTCTTGAGCGTGTAAAGCAGGCAACGGCTGGCGGGCTGAAGCTCAGTTCGGTCGCCACGCAGATCAAGAAGATCAGCGACGCTGTGACGAACAATCTCAGCGGAGACGCTTTCAACAAGATTACACGGCTTGCGGAAGCAATCAGCAGACTGAAGGAAGCCGGGGACGGTTTCCGTATGCCGAGCATGCGAGGAATGGGCGGTTCCTCCGGTCGTGGGAGCATCGGCGATATGGAGGACTCCATCCGCAATGCGCGGGACGGGGTCGAGGAGATCGAACAAAGGTTCACCGAAGTTCGCGGCGGGATCGAAGGCACGAACGGCGTGCTCGAAGAAACCACGCAGATCATGCAGAACGTGGCATGGCAGGCGGGCGGAGCAGCTGACGCGCTGAAGGACGCGCTGGACGCATGGGTGCGGTTCCGCTCCTCACACTCCATCGGCGCGGGGGATGTCGGCGAGAAGACGGCGAACCTGCCCGGATTCATCTATGCAGAGGGTACGGTGACCGGAGACGCGGAGCTGCCGGACGTGGAGCCTGTGCTACGCCTGACGGACGGGCTGGAGGACGCGAGGGACGCCGCAGCCGGAGCCACCGGAGCCTACCGTTATTACGCGGACGCTGTGGAGGAAGTGCTCAATCTCGGCAGCGGGAAGGTCGAGATGCCGGGAGCGGACGCTCTCAGCGAGATGGCGAACAACCCGGCAAAGGGTTATGTGGACAGCCTGCTCGACACCGCCACCAAGGCCGACCTCATCCGCATGAAGATGGCGGCGATCAAGGAGCAGCTGGACGCTGGAACGCAAAGCGGTAAGCTGAACGAGAACAGGGCAGCAACCCTCGCCTTGCAGTACCGGCGGCTTGAGGAACAGCTTGAAAAACTGCTCGAAACCAAGGCGAAGCTTGACAAGCTGAACAACGGGCGCGGCTTCACCGTCAGCGGCTTTAACCCGCTGGAGGGCATGGGGCAGTACGAGGACTTCTGGAACAATCGCGGCACAGCGTACTACAAGCCACAGAAGTTCCACGACATTCCGAAGTCGAGCACTGCCAGCGACGCGGCTGCGAAGGTGCGCGAGAGCACCCGGTTCGTGGACGATATGCTCCAGAACTCCAGCAAGGTTGACCTGCTCAACATGAAGATGGAGGCGCTCCGGGACAAGATGGTCGCCGGTGCGGAGAGCGGGAAACTGAACGGTGCGCAGCTTGCCACGATGGCACAGCAGTACCAGCGGCTGAGTGAGCAGGCCGACAAGCTGTCTGGCAGCACCGAGGAGTCCGGGACCGTGATGGACCGTGTGCGGGGTGCGTTCTCGAACTTCACAGATGGCTTGAAGAACATGTTCCCGGCGTTGAGCAGCCTCGGCAAGCAGCTGATGCGTGTCGCCAAGTACCGGTTCCTCCGGGCGGTCATCAAGGAAATCTCGGACGGCTTCAAGGAAGGCGTGGAAAACGTCTACCAGTACAGCAAGGCGATTGGCAGCAGCTTCTCCACACGGATGGATGACGCGGCGGCGGCTCTGCTCCAGATGAAGAACGCCATCGGCGCGTCGGTTGCCCCGCTGCTCCAGAGCCTGATACCGTACCTTGAAATCGCGGTCAACTGGTTCGTGAACATGATCAACTATCTGAACCAGTTCCTCGCACTCCTGCGCGGACAGGCGACGTGGACGAGACCGATCAAGGCCAGCGCAAACGCGTTTGACGAGGTATCGCATTCCGCGCACGGAGCGTCTGCCGCGATGAAGGAACTGCTGGCCGACTGGGATGAACTGAACATCATCCAGAGCGAAGGCGGCGACGGAACGGGCGGCGGCAAGCTCGGAGACATGACGGACTATCTCAGCATGTTCGAGGAGGTCACACGCTTCGACGGGACCGTCCGAAAGATCGTGGACTTCATCCGCGACAACATGAAGGACATCCTCAACGCGGTGAAGGCCATCGGCCTGGCGATGCTTGCATGGAAAATCTCCAGTTCCGTGGAGGACATCCTCGGCAAGGTGCTCGGCGGGCTGGCGGTGTCAGCGCTGGAGTTCTATCTTACATTCGACGGTGTAAAATCACTGATCACGGACGGCTTCAGTTGGGGCGCTTTCGGTGAAGCGGTGGTCGGATTCCTGACCGGCGTGTTCGGCCTGTGGAAGATCACGGGCAGTTGGGAAGCCGGACTTGTGCTCGGTACGGTCATCGCGGTGGTTGCCACACTCTCCGCCATCAAGGTGGCGCGGACAGAAAGCTATGCCAACATGGCAAAGGGAGCCTTCTCGGAGAGCGGGAAGGACGGGCTTGACCCGACCGAACTGCTGGAAGCTGTGCAGGACGAGTTCGACACACTGACCAAGGACAATACGCTGGTCATCAACTCCTTCTCCGGCGCGGAAGACATCAAGATGAACCTGCGCGGACTTGTCTCTCAGATCGACAATCTGAACCAGGTCATGTTCGGAACCGGGAAGCCGTCCGAGGAGGACGTGAAAGCCTTCCAGGATACCTGGAGACAGGTGTTCACGGCGATGGACGAGCTGGAAAATAAGGACTTTACCACCATCTTCGCCGGACTGACGGACGCTTTCAACTCCGCCAGCAAGGACATCAGCGAACAGGCCAAGTCGATCCGCACCGACATGCTGATGGTGCAGGAAGGCATCAGCAAGGAACAAGCATCTCTCCGGGTCGATATGGAAAACCTGTCCGCAAAGGTGACATCCGGGAAGGCGACACCGGAAGAAATCGACGAGTACCTCAACGGCTTGCAGATCATCGCCAACAGTCAGCGCACGGCGCTCCACTCGCTGGAAGAGCTGCAAAAGGAGACCGACGTCATCGACTTCTCCTCCGCAGAAAGCGCAATCGACTTTGTGACCAACATCGGCGACAAGACAACAGCGGCGGTGGACGAGTCCAAGCAGGCGAAGCAGGCGGCTGTCGAAGCGGCACAGAACGAGCTTGCAACACTCAAGGCGCTGTACGAGGGCGGAAGAATCGGCAAGGATGCCTACGACAGCTACAGCGCAAGCCTGGACGAATACATCAAGCTGATGGATGACAATGAGTCCGCAAAGCTCAAGGAGATTCAAGGCATATCGAGCGGACTGTACATGGACATCCTTGACCAGGCAATCGACACCCTGATCAACGGCGACGAATACAAGAGCGCGAACAAAGAGCAGATTCAGACCTACATCGACACCATCATCACCCCGCTCATCGACGCGATGGCAGAGTACCCGGACTCGATAGACCCGGCGAAGTTGGAAACGCTGAAGGGCCTGCCCGAGGCACTGATGTCCGCGATCACAAACGAAACGTATTACGGCAAGCATGCGGTGGGCACAGGGTGGGTGTTTGGCAAATTGATTGATGACATATTTGGAACGGAACTGATCGACGAAACAGCAGATGATTGGCGAAAGAACGTCCAGAACGTCTGGGCAGAAGCACTCAGCTCCGGCAGTCTGATTCCGGAAGGGGCAATCGACGAGGCGCGTGATCAGTTCGCGAATTCGCCGGAGTTCCAGGAACTGATGAGCATACCGGCAGAGGAAGTGCAACCTCCTGAGAACGGTCTCGGCGACGCGCTCTCCGACATGTTATATGTGGATCTGGACGAGTCCGACCTCCAGAACGATTCCTTCTCCAAGATGATTTCTGACTGGTGGAACGGTCTATGGTACATCCCGTCGATGGACACCCCGGAAATGGAGTACGAACTCGACACCAGCGAGATGGACGGGGCTTCGCTCCCGGCGGTGGACATCAGCCAGTTCTCCGGGAACCTTGCGGACGCGACCGATGACACCATCAACGCTGTGAACGAGATCCTCCGCCAGATGGGCCGCCTCGACGGGCTGCATATCAGCATGTCCACGGACGTCAGCACTCTCAGCGGAGGCCGGTACAACCCGAACGAAGTGACCGTGCGCGCATCCGGCGGCTACGTGCGCAGCGGCGACCTGGTGATGGCCAACGAGAACGGCAACTTTGAGATGATGGGCCGGATGGGCAACCAGCCGGTGGTCGCCAACAATCAGCAGATCGTGGACGGCATCACAAGCGGTGTTGTGCAGGGCAACAGCGGACTGGACACCAGGATGAGCAACATCGAGGCGCTGCTGACACGCATCCTGCAAAAGGAATTTGTCGCAAAGGCGGTCCCGTCCTCCGGGTGGGGCCAGCACGCGGCGAGAAGCGCAGAGCAGTACAGCCGGGTGACCGGGTGATCGGAGGTGTGAACGAATGGTATACCCGTACTCTTACAAGATGGGCATCAAGGTCGGGAACACCTCCATCCCCGACCCGTCCGAATGGAACTATCAGGTCGGCGACCTCGACACCAGCGGCAGCCGTGACGCGACTGGGCTTCTCCACCGGGCGTATGTGGCGACCAAGATCAACTACGAGTTCTCCTGGAACGCGCTCGAATGGGAGATGCTCCAGCGGATCATCACGGCGGTGAACAAGCCGAAATTCACGATGACCGCGCCGGACCCACGGAAGTTCGGGAACACATATAAAGGAAGCTTCTACGTGGGCGACCGGACGGGCAAGGGCTGGTACTACCTGCCGGAAAAGGACGAGAAGGCGGTCTTCAGCCTCAAGCTCAAGTTTATCGAATACTAAGGAGGTGACACGAGATGTTCAACGTGGAGGACAACGTGATCACGCTCTCCCGCGGCGACACGGGAGCCATCGAGATCAGCGCGGAGGGGTACGACTTCGCGGAGAATGACCGGGCGCTCTTCTCCATCCGGTCGGGCAACGGAACCATCGTCAAGCAGAAGGCATATCCGATGGAGAACAACACCTTCACGGTCACCTTCTTCAACAGCGACACGGACACGCTGGCGCCGGGTGGGTACACATGGGACGTGCGCTACGTCATCAACCCATACTACGACGAGCACGGCAATCTGGTAGACGGCGACCAGGTGCTGACCCCGAACAACCCGATGACCATGAACCTGCTGACGGTGGTCGGCGACATCTAAGGGACGGAGGTGAAACAAATGCCTGATACGGAACGGGACATCAGTGAGCGGGGCATCCCGCAGATCCGAATGACGGTATCCCCGTCACAGAACGTGCAGACCCCCGTGGACGATACGCTCTCCATCCCGGAGATGGCGGCCGACGCGAAGGCGACCGGCGACGCGATCAACAACGTAGCTGCCGATCTGAGCGACCTTGCAGCCGATGTGGCTGGTATCACGGACGGATTGCTGGAGAGCATATACCCGGTTGGTGCGCTGTACATGACAACGGCTGAAACCATGCCGGAGGCGCTGAGTGCGCTCGGCACATGGACAGAGGTGAGCATACCACTGACATGGGGCGACATCAAGCACGGCACACGCAGCTACGGGGAGCCGGACGGGGAGAGCGGCACGATTCACTTCTGGCTGAGAACGGCGTAAGGGGGGTGAGGAAATGCTGAACCTGGACGGGCTGAACATCGAGGTGACCCGTGGGGACACCGGGAGCATCCGGGTATCCTTCATCGGGGAGGACATCCCGGAGGACGGAACCATCGCCCTCGTGACCGTCAAAAAGGCAGCGGACACGGAGGAAATCTGGCGGAAGGAAATCCAGGTGGAGAACGGCTCCTGCCTGATCCCGCTGACAGCGGAGAGCACCATGCTGGACTTTGGGCAGTATCGGTGGGATCTGCGTCTGCTGTACGAGGACGGCTCCGTGTATACCCCGATGACCCCCGCCAAGTACACGATATCCCCGGTGATCGGGGACGCAGAGGCGGTGGCGGAGGATGGCTGAAGCGGCGCTGGACATCCAGATGCAACCGGAGGAGAACATCCGGGACGTGCAGATTTCCATCGGAAGGAACTACAAGCGCACCACAATCTCCGTGGAGAAGAGCACAACGCCATACGACATCTACA